GTGTGTACAAAATCTTGTTTGAGGTCTATTCGATTCAGTTGGCCAACAACAGCATTGTTTTTTATCATATTTTATTAATCCACAAAAGCACGTTCGAGAACAAAGTCGCCGGGCTCACCTAAGTTACCCTCTTGCCAACCCAAATCTTCAAAAAATTCACGACACTGATAGTTCATCTCCGGGCCGCCACACACCATTACTCTATCTCTGTGTTGCTGGAATCCGTCTTCTGCAAAATTATATATGTGATCCCAAAATCTACCCTCTCTGGAATAAGTTTCCTGAGTGCAAGTATCATAATACGTTAACGGAAACACATCGCAAAGTTCGTGTATAGTATCTTTGTATGCATGTTCATCGTTAGTCCTAGTAGTATGTACTAAGATCACGTTTTTGAATCGCTCGTATGTGTTAGGATCTCGTATAATACTCATAAACGGTGCCAGTCCTGTCCCTGTACACAGTAAATACAAGTTTTCCGCTTGAGTAACATTGTATATGGTCAATGTTCCTGTACATTTTGGCATCACAACAACTTCATCACCTACCTTTATGTGTTGCAACTGACTAGTCAACGGTCCGTCTGGAACCTTGATACTGAGAAACTCAAGTTCATCGTCGTAGTTTGGGCTAGCAATACTGTAAGCTCTCAACAACGGTTTGTTTGATTGCATCAGTCCAATCATAGCAAACTCACCGTTTTCGAATCGAAAACTCTTTGCTCGAGTTGTTTTAAAACTAAATGTTTTATCTGTCCAGTGGTGGACCCATGTTACTGTTTCTTTAAACATATAAACCTATAATAATTGGTGGAGCCGACAGGGGTCGAACCTGCGACCTTCTGGATGCAAACCAGACGCTCTCCCAACTGAGCTACGGCCCCGAACTGTTTATCTTTCGCTTAATGCTTTAATATTAGCACCGATTCTAGCACTGTTCTTAGCAATATTATCACCTAGTTGTTTCGCATTCTTCTGAATGTTTGCACTAATTTGTTCTGCGTTTCTCATTACGTTGTCACCAACGTCTTCGAACCAAAACTTATTTGCTGGTGCTTTTTTTGTAACTTTTTTTGCTACTTTTTTTGTTGCCTTTATTTTTTCTTTAACCATCTTATATACTTCCTGTTACATTCGTAACAATGCCTACGAACTGTTCGTAGTTGGAGCGGGAAACCAGGTTCGAACTGGCGACCTCAACCTTGGCAAGGTTGCGCTCTACCAACTGAGCTATTCCCGCAACGTTATATTTATATTTAATTATTCGTTGCGTTATTAAAATTGTGCAGACTCTGTGCTATCTTGTAGTGCGGCGACACTGCCAGCGCCAACTGCATTACTGATTGCATCAAAGTACCCAACACCCACTTCTCGCTGATGTTTAACAGTAGTGAACCCATCTGCTTGTGCTTTAAATTCTTTTTCTTGCAAGTCACTATATGCCAACATGCCTTGTTCTTTATATGCTTTAGCAAATTCAAATATTGCGTAGTTGGTTGTGTGGAAACCAGCAAGAGTAATAAACTGAAATTTAAATCCAAGTTTACTAAGTTCTTTTTGAAACTCTGCTAAATCAGTTGAACTTGGTATACTTCTTCGCCAATTAAAACTGGGTGAACAATTATATGCTAACATCTGATCTGGGTATGCTCCTCTTACTGCATCAGCAAAATATTTTGCTTCTTTGAGACTTGGTGTACTAGTTTCACACCAAATTAAATCTGCATATTCAGCATACGCCTGTCCACGTTCTGCACCATACTCCATCCCACCATTAATCTCATAAAAGCCTTCTGGTGTTCTGTTGCCTGTGCAAAATCTTTTATCTAAGTCATCAACGTCATTGCTTAACAGTTTTGCACTTTCTGCATCAGTTCTTGCAATAACAACTGTGTCTGTTTCTGCAACATCACTCGCTAATCTTGCCGCAGTTAAGTTACGGATTGCTTGGCTAGTAGGAATAAGCACTTTGCCGCCCAAGTGTCCACATTTCTTTTCACTTGCAAGCTGATCTTCAAAGTGTACAGCCGCGGCACCTGCTTCAATTAAGTTTCTAGCAAGTTCATACGCATTGAGTGCGCCGCCGAAGCCTGCTTCTGCATCTGCAATAATTGGTGCAAAAGGGAAACCGTTTTCGTTGCCTTCGAGTACTTCAATTTGATCTTGTCTACGGAAAGCATTGTTAATCGAACGAACCACATTGGGCACGGAATCAACTGCATATAAACTTTGGTCAGGATATGTTTCGTACTGACTGTTTGCTGAAGCGGCTACTTGCCAACCGGACAAGTAAATAGCTTTGAGCCCTGCTTTAACGTGTTGCACAGCTTGTTGACCGTTATATGCTCCAAATGTATTGATGTATTCATTTTCCTCTAGTAGTTTTCGGAGAGCTCGGGCTCCGTTTTTTGCAAGAGTATGTTCTATTTTAACACTGCCTTGTAAAGATTTTACTGTATCCGGCGTGTAGTTCCTTTTACTGCCCATAATTGTATGTCCTATATGTCTGGCGGAGAGGGAGGGATTCGAACCCTCGATACAGTTGCCCGTATAACACCTTAGCAGGGTGCCGCTTTCGACCACTCAGCCACCTCTCCATGTTTGTATTATAATAATTATCAAGGAATTTGTCAATAAGTTTTAAAAGTGATAAATAGTACATTATGCCAAGACTAAGTTTATGGAACAAAAATAAAACCAACGATTATGACTTTATAGATCGTGTGGTTGCCGAATCAATTAATGCTGGCGGCACTGGTGTTTATGTACACAAATACATAGGCACTTATCAAGATGACACTTCAGCGAGTGTTGGGTCAGACGAACTTTATATTCAAGACGTGGTGTTTTTAGAAAATAGAGACAGAAAATACGACACTGACATATATGAACTGCGTGGTGCGTACACTATTGCTGACCCTGATTTTGATTTGACACAATTTGGATTATTTGTAAATAACGATTCACTGTTTATGACGTTCCACATGAACACCATAGCAAGTTTACTAGGTAGACGTTTAATGGCAGGCGATGTACTAGAACTTCCGCACCTAAGAGACGATTTACTGTTAGGTGGTGGGGAAGCTGTCAACAGATTTTTCGTAGTAAGTGACGCTGGCAGACCTGCAGAAGGATACGATCCTCGTTGGTGGCCACATCTTTGGCGAGTGAAATTAAAGAATATCACGGACAGCCCAGAATACCGAGACATTTTAGGCACTGGGGAGCAAGCAGAAGATTTAAGAAACATCCTCAGCACATACAATACTGAAATCGAAATTAGCGACAAAGTTATAGAACTTGCAAACGCTGAAGTAAGTTATGACACAGGATACTACGAAGGTGGGCATCTTTATGTTGACCCAGAGTCCCAAGACAAACCAGGTGTGTATTTTCCAGGTGACGGTGAGCCACCGAATGGTATCAGTATTGTAGGCAGTGGAGATAGTATGCCGCTAGATGCAAATGAAGGAGAGTACTTTTTGAGAACAGATTTCGAACCAAATAGATTATTTAAAAAATCTGGCAGTAAATGGGTTAAGGTGAGCGACGATAACAAACGTATATGGAGCGCCGCCAATAAAATTCTAACATCATTTGTGAATAATGATAATATAACTACTAACACCGATGGCACTACCCAATCAGAAAAAACAAATATGAGTAAAGCTATCAAGCCTAAGGCAGATTAATATGGCAACAAATTTAGACTATTGGTATGACGCACAATTAAGAAGATACTTGCTACAGTTTATGCGTATTTTTAGTGGCTTTAAAGTAAGCGAAGGTGTTCGTAATGGTAGCACATACTACAATAAAGTACCAGTAAGATACGCAGACATGCAAAGAATGGTTGCTCATATACTAACCAAGGGCAGTGAAAATTTAGTTAATAGTACGCCATTTATATCTTGCAACATACAAAGTTTATTAATTGCTAGAGACAGAGCACAAGATCCTATGCTTGTAAGCAAGGTTCAAGTAGCTGAAAGACAGTATGATTCCGGATCAGGCACATATAGTTCAGAGGACTTTCCTGGCAATCTATACACCACAGACCGATACATGCCTGTTCCTTATAATTTAACAATGAATGTTGATATATGGAGTGGTAACACCGATCAAAAATTACAATTACTAGAACAAATATTAATTTTGTTTAACCCTAGTATACAGTTACAACAAAATAATAATCCATTAGATTGGACCAGTTTATATGAAGTCGAACTCACTGACATTCAGTGGAGTAATAGAAGTATTCCTGCAGGTGTCGACGAAACCATTGACGTTGCAACACTAACTTTTATTTTGCCTATATGGGTAAGTCCTCCTGCAAAAGTTAAGAGACAAAAAATTATCAACACCATTGTTACAAACATTTACGACACGAGCAATTTAGGTAGTTTATCATACGACGATGATGTCTACGATTTCTTCCGAACACTGGACAGTGATTTTGAATTGCACACCATATCGCCCAATAACTACCAAGTGGAAGTTGTTGGTAACGAAGCAACATTATATAAGGATAACGGTGCAACAGAAGCAAACTGGAACGACTTATTAGAGGTGCTTGCGCCGCAAGGAGACTCGGGCACACTAAGTAATAGTGCTATCTCAATAGACGACATACCTCTTACTACTGGCAGTACATTGCAACTTAATATTTCAAACGATGTAGATAACACACTTTCATTGATATCAGGATTGGTAACAAGAAATGTGTTAGACTCTTCAAAAATTATCTTTAACTTAGACCAAGACACACTGCCCACAACAACACTTGCAGACGTGACAAGAATTGTAGATCCCTCAGTAAATTACCCAGGCGATGGTGTCCTGAGCACAGCAAATACAGGACAACGATATTTACTCACAGAAGAAATTCGAGGCCACAACTGGGGCATAAATGCCAATGCAAACGATATCATCGAATTCAACGGAACAGGGTGGATTGTTTCATTTGACTCATCAAACAGTCTAAATGAATCGTCTACACATTACGTTAAAAACCTTTACACAAACAAACAGTACAAATGGGAAAAACTACAATGGACAAGCACTTACGAAGGAACATACAACCCGGGCTTCTGGCGCCTGAACATATAGATACAAAAATTAGCATAATAGAACAAATTAATCCAATGACTAACTTATCGAGACATAAAGGGATAAGTGCCGCTGGAGTAGTTTTCTTGTCAAAAAAAACAGGTAGATGCTTATTGCAATTAAGAAACAGCGATAAAAAACAAAGGCATTCGTGGGGATTTTGGGGAGGGATGATGGAAAACGACGAAACACCATATCAATGCATACAGCGAGAATTGAAAGAAGAAATTGGCATGGTGCCGGAGTTACAAAAACTCAACCCGTTAGATGTTTACCAGAGCAAGGATAAAAACTTTATGTATTATAGTTTTGCTTATGTTGTGGATGATGAATTTTTACCTACACTGAATTCTGAGAGTGCTGGGTACGCATGGGTTGACATAGGCAACTGGCCCAAACCGCTACACATAGGTGCAAAAAGCACATTACACAGAAACAAAGGCGACAATAAACTACATGCTATACTCAAAATTAATTCTACATAAATAAATGCATGACGCAAGATATTATTAATTTTAATAATATTCGTTTGACAACTGAGCTCGATAAGTTCAAGCGACACAATTATACTATACCGAATACATTTTTAGACGGCACATTCACAATACTTGATCTCAAAGAAAATTACGACATGTTTGGTGCAAA